TGACAACATCAGCGATGGTGAATGGGATATCGATATTCTTGAGGAAGATTTTGAAACATATGAACTTGAGGCATTTGGCATAGAGAAAAATATCGTACAGCGCCTGAACAAGAAAGCGCTACCGGATAAGGCAGATGATGAAATGCCGCTACCAGCCGTTGCCATAACGCAATTAGGCGATACATGGATTCTTGATAACCATCGGCTCCGCTGCGGTGACGCGACGAACAGCGATGATGTTAAGGCACTCCTTAATGGCGCTATTCCGCATCTTATGGTTACTGACCCGCCATATGGCGTAGAGTATGATGCAAGTTGGCGCGATAGAGCCGGTATAAATCTCGCGCACCAGAAAATAGCAACAGGCAAAGTTCAAAACGATGACCGTGCGGATTGGCGCGAAGCATGGGCTTTATTCCCCGGAGACGTAGCATACGTGTGGCACGGGTCATTACATGCACCTCTAGTTGGTGAAAGCCTTGTCGCCTGCGGGTTTGATATCCGCGCCCAAATAGTCTGGGCGAAGAAGAATCTCGTTATGGGACGCGGACATTACCGCTGGCAGCATGAGCCATGCTGGTATGCGGTACGCGAGGGCGGTACAGGACATTGGCAAGGTGATCGCAAGCAAAGCACACTATGGGAAATAGCCAATATGCACGCAACACAGGGCAATGTGGACGATGGCAAGACAAACCACTCGACACAAAAGCCCGTCGAATGCATGAAGCGCCCAATAGAGAACAACTCCGCTGCAGGTGATGCGATATATGAGCCGTTTAGCGGATCGGGTAGCACGATCATAGCAGCTGAGATAACCGGCCGAGTGTGTTACGCAATGGAACTTGACCCGCTTTACGTGGATATGGCCGTTAAGCGATGGTGCGCCTTTACTGGCCGCATAGCGACACGCGAAAGCGATGGTCTGTTATTCGGCGTCGCGGAAGTGTAATTACATGAAAAACTGGATCAAGCGTTTCTGCGGGTTAGCATCGAATTTTTCCGGGAAAACGTTTTAGCAGAATCACACCACCTTGCTAATCATCACGGATTGCGATATCCTGCTCATATGTCAAACGATGATCCCATTCAAACCGAAGCATTCAAAGCCGCGCGCGCCATAGCTGGTAAGGCCACACAGTTCGGCGCTGAGAACGGCAACACGCGCAACCGCGATATGGAAAACCCCGTTAAGGAGTGGAGCTACCGCGAGCAGCTGCGCTATCTAGCGGCTCAGGACGTTGACCCCGATGATATCCCCGGCGAACTGAAACGCCTCAAGCGCACCCCCGGCAACAACGAGAAATCAAAGCTTGCCCGCGTCATCGCCGTGCGCATGCTTGAAAAGCTCTATGCCAAGGCACAGCCTGCCCTCTTCGAGAAGATTGTCGATAACACCGAAGGCAAGCTCGTCCAGACCGTTGCCGAAGTTCCTCCGCCTAATAAATATGATTTCGATAATATGACGGACGAAGAAGCGCGGCAAGCCTATGCAGACCTATGCAAGAACCCCTGATAGAGTCGTGGCCCCCGGATTATGACAAAGAGATTAAACGCCGCTTAGCTCTCTGGAAGCAGCTGCGCGATCCTGAAGCGCTCGCACGCGCAGACAGGTTTTATAAATATCACCCTGTCGAATGGATAAATGATTTCTGCGTAACGTTTGATCCGCGCGTGCCTGCGCCGCAAATCGGGCTTATGCCTTTCGTGTTATTCAAGCGCCAGCGTGAGTTCATCGAGTTCCTGTTCTTCTGCTGGAAAACCAAAACACATGGCCTCATAGAGAAAGCCCGCGATATAGGCGCCACGTGGCTAGCAAGTGCATTCTCTGTGTGGCTATGGAAGTATTGGGACGGGAGCGTCATCGGATGGGGCTCGCTGCTCGCTCATAACATAGACGACCGAGGCAACCCTAAATCCATATTCCTGAAAATCAGGCAAATCATTGCGAACCTTCCCTATTTCATGCGGCCGGGCAATTTCATAGAGAAGCTGCATGCACCAAGCATGAAGGTCTTACACCCTTATGGAACATCAGCGATAATCGGTGAAGGCGGCGATAACATGGGGCGCGGTGGACGCACGACGATTTATTTCAAAGATGAAGCGGGGGATGTGGATAGTAATGTACTCACACCTTCTGGGTATAAAAAATTAGGTGAGATTAGAATAGGCGATAAAATATGCGGATTAGATGGTAAAGCGCAATATGTAAAACATATAAATGAAGTTGGGCTGCATGAGACATATACGGTATCTTTTAGCGATGGATCGCAAATAAAAGCCACGCCGCACCACCTATGGACGGTAGATAAAGTTTGGGGCAAGAACGTCCGCAAAACCATAACAACAGAGGAAATGGCAAACAAATATTATTATGATAGCCCGTCTGGTCAGCGCCAATTTCTTTATCGTGTGCCCCAGCAGTCAATTATTTTATTCGACAATGATGAATATGATTTACCGCTTCATCCATATTTAGTTGGAGCATTATTGGGTGACGGCTCTATCGGTGATGTACCCAATCACTCACCCAAAATAACTAGCATAGATGATGAGATAATTCAGCAATTCATCGATCTGCTTCCAGAAGGATGTAATATAGCGCAGGAAAAAGGAAGAATTACTTGGCGTTTAGGTGATGATCGTGGGCGTATGGGATGGAAATATAAAAGCAGAGCAAGGCAGGCGGTAGTAGATGCCGGAATTGCAGGCTTACGCAGCGCCGATAAGCATATACCTAAAAGATATCTATTATCATCACCAGAAAATAGAATAGCTTTACTGCAAGGGTTGATGGACACGGATGGAAGCGCAAGCAGTCAAATGGTTACGTTTCATACGGGATCGCCGCAATTAGCAAAGGATGTGCAATTCTTAATGGAATCTTTAGGAGGCGTGGCCTCACATCGAATTACAAAAGATAATCGCGAAGAACGTTACTTAGATATGCACATACTAAATATTCGATTGCCTAGCAATATTGTCCCATTTCGCTTAACGCGCAAATTAAAACAAATGCGTAAAAGAAGTAATGCTGTTGTTAGGACGATAACATCAGTAACAAAAGATGCACAGCCATGTCAGACGCGCTGTATAACCGTTTCTAACAAGGATGGTCTTTATTTAACTGATAATTGCATCGTTACGCATAATTCCGCGCATTACGAGCATGCAGAGCTTATCGAAGCGGCACTCGGCGATAATACGCAGGTGCAAATCGACATGAGCAGTGTGAACGGCTCGAATAATATATTTTACCGTCGGCGCATGGCAGGAGAGATATGGTACCCCGGATGCGTGCCAACGCCCGGCAAGGTGCAGGTGTTCATATTTGATTGGAGCGATCACCCAGGCAAGACGCTTGAATGGTATAACGAGCGTCGCGCTAAAGCAGAGGCCGAAGGACTGCTCCACGTGTTTGCGCAGGAAGTGGATCGCGATTACGCGGGTTCAGTGGATAGAATCATCATACGTTCGGATTGGGTGCGTGCCGCGATAGACGCTCATAAGGTGCTTGGATTTACAGGCGATGGTGAAAAGGTAGCAGGGGCAGATATTAGCGATGGTGGCGGGGATAAGAACGCGCTAGCCATTCGTCACGGGATAATATTGAAATTCCTAGAAACAAGAGGGGGCGAGGCAGGAGAGTTTGCAAAGACAGTTTTGCCGTATTGCATTGAATATGGAGTAAATAAGCTGTTTTTCGACTCCATCGGAGTAGGGGCAGGTTTTAAAACCGGAATGAATAATATTAGAGATAATGGGGGATTGCCTCAATCTTTAAGAATATTCCCGTGGAACGCTGGGGCTTCACCTATTGATCCCACTAGGCGAATAATTCCCGGAGATAATCAATCCCCTACAAATGAAAATCAATACCTCAATTTAAAAGCACAGGCGTGGTTCCGATTACGTAGCCGCTTCTACAAAACTTTTCGGGCCGTTCGATATGGCGAGAAATATCCCGAAGATGATATGATATCAATAGACTCGTCCATTCCAAAATTAAACGAACTTATAATGGAATTAAGCCAAGCAACCCATGATTCAAATAATAAGGGCAAAACATTAGTTGATAAAAAACCCAATGGCGCATCATCACCAAATATGGCAGATGCGATGGTGATGGCATATTGCCCGACTAAAACTGTAGGTATTCTTGATGTTATTTGAAATTTATATAGGCCCCAAATAATCGGCGCGTATGTATTAAGAAATCAGCAACGTGACATAATTCCATCTATCTGCTACCATTGAGAGAATAATAAACAGAGGGCCTCTCGATGACCATTCACCACCTCGTGCAGAAGGAAATTGAAATACAGCGCGCTAAAGACGAAGAAATGGTGAACTCACTATCCGGCCTGTGCGATATATTCCAGGCTAACAATGCTTACGGATGGGAAGGCGCGCAGCTCAGCCAGACAGATACGCTCTTCGATAATATGCGCTGGTACCTCGTATCAAACCTGCGCCAGCTGCTCAGCCAGGCGTATGTAGAACACGGCATTGTTCAAACGCTTGTGGATCAGCCGGTCGATGATGCATTCGCTAAGGGCTTTGAAATCAAAACGTCACAGCTTAGCAAAGATAATATCGAAACGCTGAAAGTTTACATCGAGCGCAATCACATTATTCATCACATCATGCAGGCAATTAAGTGGTCGCGGCTTTATGGCGGCGGAGCGGTGCTGGTGTGCGCTTTTCAGGATTATCGCAAGCCCTTAGATGTCAAAGCCATCAAGGAAGATACACCGCTCGAATTTCGCGGCGTCGATATGTGGGAGCTATTTTACGCAATGCAGAATGTCTCCGGCGATATGTACCCCGGTGGCGCGCTAGGGGCAAATGCCGGTGAATGGTATGATTACTATGGTCGCCAGGTTCATAAGAGCCGTGTGTTCCGCATCATTGGTAAGGAAGCCCCCGCCTTCATCCGGCCGCGCCTGCGCGGATGGGGCATGTCTGAGCTTGAACGCCTGATACGCAGCCTTAATCAATATCTCAAGAATCAAGACCTTATATTCGAGCTGCTCGATGAAGCGAAGGTCGATGTTTTCAAGGTGCAAGATTATAACGATTCTCTGCTCACCAATGCCGGGACGAATGCCATCGCCAAGCGTATCGCTATGGCAAACCAGATGAAGAATTATAATAATGCGCTCACAATGGATTCAAACGACGACTACATTCAAAAGCAGATGACATTTAGCGGCCTCTCTGAAGTGTTGCAGCAAATACGTCAAGGCATCGCAGCAGATCTAAAAATGCCCATGAGTAAGCTTTTCGGAATAAGCGCCGCCGGGTTTAACTCAGGAGAAGATGACATCGAGAATTACAACAGCATGCTCGAAGGCGAAATCCGCAATAAGAACAAGTTCACCGTGGTGGACGTGCTTAGCATTTGCTGCCAGAAGCTATTCGGATTTCAGCCTGATGACCTGATGATCGAATTTAATCCGCTGCGCATCCTCAACGCCAAAGAGGAAGAAGAAGTCAAGGACAGCCAGTTTAACCGTGTTATGTCATCAGTGCAGTCCGGCCTTATAAAGCCAATGGAAGGCAAGAA